TATTTCCATTAGGACCCGTCGGACCTGTAGCTCCCGTCACTCCTGTAGCTCCCGTATTTCCATTAGAACCCGTCGGACCCGTCGGACCTGTAGCTCCCGTATTTCCATTAGAACCCGTTACACCCGTCGAACCCGTCGAACCCGTCGAACCTGTTGCGCCTGTTACACCCGTCGCTCCCGTATTTCCATCAGAGCCCGTCGGACCCGTCACACCTGTTGCACCTGTAGCTCCCGTCACTCCTGTAGCTCCCGTATTTCCATTAAAACCCGTCGGACCCGTTACACCCGTCGGACCTGTTGCGCCTGTTACACCCGTCGCTCCCGTATTTCCATTAGAACCCGTCTGACCCGTCGGGCCTGTAGCTCCCGTCACTCCTATCGGACCCGTCGCTCCAGTTGCGCCTGTTGCTCCCGTATTTCCATTAAAACCCGTTACACCCGTCGCTCCAGTATTTCCATTAGAACCCGTTACACCCGTCGGACCCGTTGCGCCTGTAGCTCCCGTCACTCCTGTTGCTCCCGTATTTCCATTAGAACCCGTCGGACCCGTCACGCCTGTAGCTCCCGTATTTCCGTTAGAACCCGTTACACCTGTCGGTCCTGTCGGTCCTGTCGGTCCTGTCGGTCCTATAAAATTAGACGAATATACGAATTGATTTAATATCGAATTATACGATAGATATTGTCCATTGCTCGGACTTTGAGACGTTATCGGAATTCCCGAAATATATAACATAGACTGTGATCCCGACGCTGTAGCTAAATTAAATCTTACTGATGACATTTTTTTAAGTGAACCGACTTAATAATTTAAAGTCAACAAACAAGGTATCAACCGCAAAAAACATCCATATCATTTACAAAATTATACTCTAACAAAATGACCAGTATTAACATCGCAGCCCTTATTATGGTTAAAAACGAAGAATATAGAATTGCGGAAACTATTAAATCGTTGGCAGAATTTAAAGGAATTATAATATACGACACCGGAAGTACAGATTCTACATTAGATATTATAAAATCTACCTGTAAAATATTAAACATTCCAGTACATATTAAAATCGGCTCGTTTACAGATTTTGCTACTTCCCGAAACGAATCGTTGGATTTTGCGGACGAATGTTGCTTAAAATATAATTATACGCACATAGTTTTATTAGACGCAAACGATCAAATAGTTGGATCCGTAACAAAAGCATTAGAAAATTGCGATGCGTCGAGGTCTTCGTATTTTGTACGTCAAGAACTAAAATATTCGGCCGACGAGTTTGTATCGTTCATTAATGTTAAAACGTTGAAGGCGTTATGCGGTAAACGATACGTAGGTCGGGTTCACGAATACCTCGATAACTGTTACGACGCCGTTGAATTAAATGGATTTTACATATTTCAAGATAGAACTTTAGACGACAATAAAAGTAAAATACGATGGAAACGTGATAGACTTATATTAGAAAAAGCACACGATGAGTGTCCGAATAATACCCGTACATTATTTTATTTAGCACAAACTTACGATTGTTTAGGCGAATTAGATCTCGCATACGAACATTACGAAAAACGAACAACCAGTGTTGGAGGATTTGAGGAAGAAAGATGGCAATCGATGTTAAAATGTGGTCATATTTCGAATTTACGTAATAATGTAGAACGCGCAGAATTTTGGTATCTAAAAGCAATAACTCACACGTCTCGTGCAGAACCGTTGATAGCGTTAGCAAAAATATACATGAAAAAAGATAAATTCGATTTAGCGTACGCGTTTGCGAATTTCGCCTGTAGTCTTAATTATCCAGAAAACGCATTACTGTTTGTAGAAAAAAAAATTTACGATTACGAACGATGGCATATTATGGGAATTGTAGCGTGGTATACTGCCAAACTCTTAAATTGTTCGTCCGATATTTTACTTCAGGGTAAACGCGCTTGTGAACGAGCGATAGCCGCTGGTAACAACGTATCGATCGATACACAAAATTTAACGTGGTATAAAGATTAATATTATAACACAATTAAAATGAGTGATTTTCGTGTTAATCCGTTCGAGGTAAAAAAATTTAAATACGCGTCATTTAAACGAACGGTTCATAATACGCCACCACCACCAAATATTTCCGAGTCTACCGACAACACGTCTAATCACGTCGTTATTAAATCAAACGCGAATACTACGGTAGCTCCTACTAATTTAGAAATAACGATAACATTAACGAATTAAGTATCTAAAGTTTTCTTGATAAAGTAAGAGTTGACGTGATCGTACATATCGTTAGTCTGTTGACCCCATCGATCCAAAAGACATTTAATGCTTTTAGCGCCTACAATTATGTTATCTTTTCCGATAATTACATTGTGTTTACACGGATTCGTTTTATAACATTCTTGTTCCACAGTTATAGTTGGAACGTCGTCGATTTCTACATCTTTAGGTACGCGTAATAATACACTACCATCCGATTTCACGGCAATATTCCACAGTTCTTTAGTCGTATACTGCTCTGGTATATTCAATATGGCGCGTCCATTATTTAATACAGCGTTTCGATATAAACAGTTTACGAATTCGATATCTTGCAGATAGTCGAAGTTAATGTCTGAGATCGTGGTTCCGTCGATAGAAACGCATAGTTCGCTTAAACTTAAATAAAAATCTTTGTCTACTATACCAGGAGACTCTTTATCTACAATTACGTATTTAATCAGTCGCGGATTCTTTTCTATCGATATTTTGATTAAATCCCTGGTTGCTAATTTTCGTTTCATTAGCCATAATATGTTATCGGAATTATATTGAATCGCTTTTACCATTAAATTGTGATCAATCAAATCTTCTGGTACATATTGTATAGCATCTATATATTTATTTTCGACCGCGAGTTCACAAAGTGCGTAATCTACCAAATGGTGAGGTAATTTACACAAAAACTGAGGCGACCGTATTATAGAATATTCTATAATTTCACGTGTAAGATGCATCGTAGGAGTATCTTTAATAGTCGGACGATCAGACATAAATTTATAACCTCCTTGATTCATTTTATTATTAAATCATCCACATTAAATGTAATGTGGATTCGTTAAATTTCTCACACACCAATAACATATGGCGCGACGTCCAACGGTGAACTCAACAATTCCAGTTTTAAGTCCGAAAATGTATATCTTATTTCGCTGTCTTTAAACAGCATGCATTGCAAAATTCTCACCATTCTCTCCGACAAACCGCGATACTCTAAATTTCTACTCACAACATGTACGGCGGTTTCGAACGGAAGATGTCCAACGACCATTTCGTACAGTATCACTCCCAAACTCCACACAGTCAACGCCTCAGATGTGTATTCTCTATTCGTATAAAACTCCGGAGGGTAATATACGATGGTTCCGTAAAAACTTTTAAACGACGCGTTGTTTGGTCGTTTAAAAGTAGATCCTCCAAAATCTATCAAAGTGACTTTTAAAGTCTGCTTATCAATTAAGATATTGTCAGGCTTTAAATCTCTATGCACTACATTTTTCGCGTCCAGTTCGAGAACTGCCATGAATATGTTTTTTATGATAATCATGGCCATTTCTTCCGACAACTTATCTCCATTGATCGTTATAAAATCAAACAAGTCTACGGAGTCGAGTTCTCGTTTCATCACGAAAATGTATTCATCGTCGTAATTGAACCATTCCAATAGTTGACACACACCGGGGGTGTCTTTTAGGTGAATCAGCATGCCTATTTCCATAGGAGTTTCACCATCTGTGTAGTATAACAACTCACGCGTTTTCCGAACCTGTTTAATTACCACTGGCATATTGTCACTGGTTCGTGTTCCGCAGTATATCGTTCCAAACCGCCCATGTTGATTGTCAAGTGTAATATTGCTGTATGTCTGATATAAAGCATCCATGATAGCTCATCGATAGTTTTTATTTTATTCAACATTTGTAACGAATCAGTTTCATTGTATTTACAACACCTAGTGCGATAATATGCATTGATAATCTTTTAACATTTCAATGTCTTCTGTATTTTTAACGAGATTATCGAGTATACTTAAAAAGTTTTTATTTCTAAATCGACCGATCGTCGGTTGTTTATTATTATTATCGATCCTGTATACTAATTTGGCTCCCCTTTTTTTAATAATTTCACTTTGTTTACAGTTTTTGTGTTCCGCTATTTGATCTGGCGTACCAACGAGCACGATGCGAGTGTTCGGGTTTAGTTGTTTTAATTTAATCGCCTGCCCTACCTTAACGTGTACGGTTTTTTTCGGGCTCAACCCCAGTGATATGCGCTTTTCCGAGTATACATTACGATCCGTAAAGGTAAATATAGATAATCCTTGATCTTCTTCCGCGTTTCCACCAAATGCGTGCGTTAATACGGACCCAGGATAGAATACGTTAACTTGGGGACGTTGTCGTTCGTGTATGTGACCAGATATCACATGAGGGTAATCGAGACACCACTCATCACCTTCTTCGGACACAAACGCTCCCATTTTACATCCTTTAATTTCTTGATGAGCGAATATACAATACGCAGATTTCCAATCGCGTATTGTGTTTAACGCCTCGACGAATCTTCCGGGATACACGTAAGGTGTGAATACAAATTTATCGTTCATTATCGGTGTATCAACTATAGTTACATTATACCATTCTTTCATTCCGTTCATCCAATGATTCGTTGTCAGAAACTGTTGATTATTTATCATATCGTGATTGCCCACGCAAATATATACTCGCGTTTTCGTTTTTAATATACGAACCAATTCGTACGCGCGATTCATAAGTTGACAATCTATACGTTCGTGTGTATCTAATACATCACCCGCCAACACCGCAAAATCGTACGTATCTTCTAAATTTTGCAACGTTTGAAATAAAACGTTAGATTCCATCGAATTATTATGCTTAAAATGCACATCGCTAATCAAAAGAACCTTTGTCATTTTAATTATGATTGACTGATTTCTTACTAGAATTATTACAATATATTTAACAAATGACAGCGCCCATATCATTTACTCCGTCTACTATTCCGTACGATCCTCCGACTAAATACGTATTAGCCGTAATTCCGAAACCGGGATCGGTATTAGACGCGGTAACGATTTATTTTCCAAATGTCGCAGCTCTGATCCGCAAGGCTAATCAACAGAAATTATATACCACTGATAATCCGGTTACGTTAATTATATCGCAATCGTTCGTATTTGATTCGTTAATATCCACATCCACAGCTGTAAATATGTGTAGATCTATGACTATAAATCGTAATTTAAATATAGAAGCGTTACATTATTCTCCTATATTTAAATTACGCACATTAAACGATCCGAGTAACGTAATCGTATCAACGGATACACATGGTATTATTAGAATAAACGGTAATCCGATATTATATTCTATCGAATGTACGAACGGTACAATACACGTATTAACTTGAAAAAAAATGAAATAGTTTTTAATGCTTAATGATATGAAATAGAAACATGGCTCGTACGTACAAACTCGTAGAATGCTATTTGAACGACGAAGACTATTTAGACATATATAACGACTTTAAGGAGTTAACTATAACTCCCGAAAACAACGATAGACTATACAGAGCGATTGCCGATAGTATTATGAATCAAGAAGGAGTAGATTCTTACGAACAATGGGTTCGTAATCATTACAAAAAATCTACGGTGTGTACGATTTTTCTAGATAAATTGGGATATAGTACTAGAAAATCTAAAGAATACATTTCAAATAGAAGTGGAATTCTTGGCATCGGTATGACGACGCGTAATTTAATTAAAATTCTTGAAGATTAGCAACTCGTATTTTCGTAACCATATTTGATTACGAAAATTTGAATTAATAAATTAAGGGTCAAAAATTTATTAATTAATGTAAATCGTACGATGACGTCTGTAATAACACCGAATATTCAAAAATTATTACTTTTACGAAATAACGCGTGTATTATGCTCAAACAACGAGGTTATTGTTTAGATAATGCCGAATTTGGTGATAATTATATAAGAATACCAGAAGTGTTCGTAATTTTTGTACCAGGTGGTAAATTAAAAATCAGTCGTCTGAAAAACATATTAAGTTTGCGTATAGCAGACGAAAAAATTATTATCATACACGAAAATACTATTACGTCTGAAGCGCGTAATGTGATCACGTCAACGCAAAATATAGAAACATTTACTTATTACGAAATGGGATTCGATTTTTGTTCGGTCGTTCCACCTCACACAAAAGTTGAAAAGCATAATCATAAAGATTGGAAATTATATCCAAAATTAGCACAATCTGAAATCGCATGTACATATTTTGGATTCGAAAAAGACGACATAATAAAAGTAGTAGAAGACGACAACACTATTTCTTACAGACGAGTAGTATGAGTTTACACGAATGCCATTTCACTCAATATTTTGAGTGAAATAATACATGTTATAGTTATTTACCGAACATGATTTTTCGTATACATAAGAATTCATTACTAAATATACGAAATGGAAGCTACCAAGTTGGTTGATTTGTTTCAAAACGACCCAGTTGGATTCGAAGCGGCATTAGTATGCGCGCTTAATGCGGATGTTTGGCCTTATGAAACATCTGTAGGAATTTGCGATAGTAGGCTTGTTGCGGCTTTTGAAGCTGTGGAAGGCAGATCGCTATCTGACCCTAACGAGTCGATTAGGCGATATGAAGTTCACAGAGTAGAAAGTATTAGCCAGATTAAACCAGAGGACATTCGTGGCAATCGCGACTCTGGACATGTCAAAGTAGTTTACAAGTCGCCATTTTTAATTTGTGTGAACAAATTAATTACCAAATTGAATCAACATTGCCAACTGTATCGGATATCCGATATCGCCGAGTTAAATCGCGAAACACACGGTGAAATATCACCCGGCGGGTTGTTTCGTATGCCGTCCGATACAGATGCTGATTATATGGCCAGTGGAAGTTGCTTTCCAGGTCATATCGGTAACATCAGATCTTATATCGAAAAGATTAACCGTGTCGCTAATCCGACAAATACCGAAATAACAGTGTCATTATATACTAATTATCTAAAAGTGGAAAAGTGTTTGCTTTCCGAATTTCGTATTATTTTACACCTGCTTATCAGATTACGCGGTGTCGTGTACAACGAACCATCGAACGTCGTGCAGGATCGAATAGACGAAGTTCAGACAGCATACGAACGAATCGAATGCGCCATCGGACGGGCGCATTCGAATATAGATGCGTATACGTGGAAAACTATACGCTTTCCATGGCTTAAAAAGATATACGGTGTCGGTGAACCGCACTCTAGTCTAATAAATCGTTGGTTAAAGTGCGCCGACAAAATAGAGTTTGAAAATGTATTGAAAAATACTGACGAATCAAACTACGTGACATACGCGAATCATCTTGCCGATGAAATATTGCATTTTTCTGGCGAAGGTAATCGTCTTGGATCTACTCCTTCTGATGAGAAAGAAGTAACAGAACAAGAAAATAACACTCGTGGGAAAATGTCTAGTGTAATGGCGAAATTGGAGGAGCAGAAAAAAATACGAGAGGCAAGACTTCGCGCTTTGGAAAAGAAAGAGTAATATAGTATATATTTCTACTCAAAATTTTGAGTAGAATATACGGTCAATTATATTCGTAAATAGTTTAAAATGATATCTTATTCCGGACTTACGAATTATGGAAAATCGTCATTTCCAACCGTACGAGGATGGAATGGTTCTCTTAACATAATGCGCGACCCTCATAAATCTATTTTTACAAAACGTAAGGAACGCGTAGGAGATACCAACGATGTTATGAATACACTTGCCCATAGCGAAGATAGATTTATCGAAAATATAAACTATTTCGCGAGAGGCGTAAATCCTATGGTGTCGGTATCTTACGGTGAGGCTCAGACCGCCGCACAAACTAGTAATAGAGGTCAATCTTATTTACCGTATAGAATAATGGACGGGGGTGCGTTTAGGCCTCCTATTAAAAGACAAGAAGATTTATTACCGTTAAGTAGGTTGCCCAGAAAATGGACGACGGTAACATGCCACCCCACAAACATCACGGATCACACAAAAAGATTAATATCTATCGGAACTGCGAAAACTACTCCCCAAGTTAAAGATACGATTCAAGCTATCGAATGCGAAACTAAAAAACGTATATTTAATTATCCACAAATTGTAGCCCCGATCGTTAATGCCCAAACTAAAGATAATATATTGAAACCAACCGTTGTAACAAATAATATAGAATCTAAAGAAGTTGTAACGCCGCGCCCGTTGTACGACAGATTAAAAAACATAGTATGGAAAATTAAATTTACGTCAGAATATGCGCCTTCAATTGCTCCAATAATCGAACGACCCTATTACGAACTTCGAGATATATTAAACATATCGAAGCAGACTTATCCGACTCAAATGAAGAACGTACCATACGTACCAGATGTACCCGTTTCTCTTCGAAATAATATGCCTCAGACGGAAGGACATGTTATTCCGACTCAAATAAAGAACGTACCATACGTACCAGATGTACCCGTTTCTCTTCGAAATAATATGCCTCAGACGGAAGGACATGTTATTCCGACTCAAATGAAGAACGTACCATACGTACCAGATGTGTCCGTTTCTCTTCGAAATAATATGCCTCAAACGGAAGGATACGCTACACCGACTCAAATAAAGAACGTACCATACGTACCAGATGTATCTGTACGTATACACGATACGGTGCCCGTGTTCGAACGATACGCTAACGCCTATTTCGGAAACAAAGCCGAGTTAAATAGAACAACCACGTTTGACAGATTAATCGAAAAACCAAAACTCGGAGGGTTCGAGGCCAAAGTTGGGGTGGCAAAAAATGGCGGAAAGCGAGATATTCCGGTATTAAAAGCGCGAGCTGTAAAATAAATAACATTTCATTATCTACATCAAATGTGATGTAGAAAACTTAAAATAATTTTACGAGTTATACGACATGCCTGATCCACAAAAGAGTATTGTTACTCGCAATCTCGTTTAAGTGTTTAAAAGTATCATAGTCCGGACCGTTTATTCCAAATATATCTAGAAGAGGTGTAGATGCCGCAACGTCCGAACACATCGAATACACGGATATCCAATTATCCGGAGTGTATATAACGCCTTCGAGAAAACTATCTAATTCTTCGGGTGTAAGATAAGAATCCATTTTTAAATATCCATTCGGTACTACAGGAAAATTTGGAATTATTTCTGTGCTTTTATATTGAGTATCTGCCATAATTTTGTTGCGAATGAGGGCATATTTTTGTTTAAAAATATTATCAGTAATTGCTTCGACTATTTCGTTTAAATCTGTAATATTACTAGCTATTAAACTTTTTATGAATTTATGTATTAATGCGTTAGACGATTTTGGTATCGTCTGTCTATACAATCTATTAACCGTATCTGTTACCGCTAAATTATAATTTCCAAGAGCCATCAAGTTTTCTTCGAATACGGCGTGACCCTTACTCATTTTTGAAGTATAATCGCTGTGTTGCACCGAACTAATTTTAATAAACGGAACAGCGGTCGACACGTATTCGATAAACGTCATAGGAGTAATTTTTAGAATTTGGGAATCTGCAATATTTACTCGATCGTTTACATAGTTAATAAGTTCCCACGCATCTTTGTAATCCATCACTTTAGACGGAAGATTAAACTGTTGTATAAATCCGTAAAGTACTCGCGGTACTGGTTTATGCGCGTCTAGTAAATTGTTAATAATCGAATACACTAATGTTAATACATCGATAGCTCTTGATTCCGATTTAAATAAATTGATATAACCTCTGTCGATTAATCCGTGTTCTGGTTCGTAAACGACTGCTCTGGATTTACCATAATCTATCATCACCGGTATAATATGGTATGTATATCGCAGCGGTCCGGACGATCCTACGACGTAATCGAACGCAATCGGGGTTGGTAACATTTGAATAATTATATTCCACGGCGTTAAATCGTAATGCACGAATCCGCAATAGTTTTGTGCAACTTCTAATCCTAAATTAATCGCACACATTATATTAAGTAGGTCTTTTTCGTGATACATCGGTGATAATATCCATTGCGATAATGTGGGTCCGTGTATATATTCAGAGTACGTTATGTAGTTATTATCGTTTTTATATCCGTATGTGTAGGCGAAGTTTGGACATTTACGTATTACATCGTTGATCGCAAAAATACCTATATATGCTTCGTGACATTGTTCTTTCTGTTTATCGATGTCTGTCGAAATGGTTTTTCTTGCGACTAAAAATCCGTTTGTTCTCACACAGTCTATTGTAGTTGTTTTGTTTGAAAAAATACCGTGAAGAAACTCTAATGCGCGAGCACGCTGTAATACTTTAGAACTAGCAACAAGTTTTCCTATACATCTAGGTCCAGATCTGATTGGAAATTTACATTCTGGTAAATATCTTTCGAGAATTAATTTATTTAACATAGCCTTCTCTTCTGAAAGAGATGATTTTAATAAATTAGGAAGCCAAGAGTAACCTCCTATATCGATTGCTAATTTTACAAAAATATGTTGTAAATAGTCTAAAATTGCATCGGCGTTTAAATATTTTCTATAAAACTCCTGAGCATTTGCGACTATACTTTGACATTCATCGTCGTGATTTCTACACCATTCGATGGTTTCTATTAAATTACTAAGATCGTTTTTAACCGGAACGTAATGAACGAACGGTTTGAGAAATCGGCTGTACCAAATTTTCCATTTAGAATCTGCGAGAATAATTACCGATCCAGACGATAATTCGTACGACAATCTGTATGCCGCAACGTGACCTTCTAACGTTAATATATATTTATATTTGTTAGTTTGGTCTTGTAACGATAACGAATTTACGATAGGGTAAGTTTTTCGCTCTATGGTTTGTAAATACTTACTCGTAATATGTTTTCTTACGCGTGTATTCCATTTTACTATTCCAACGTCTAAATATGTTGGATTAAGTTCGCAAAGTTCCAATGCTTTTAGTCGTTGATTCGTCGATGGTGTAACGCCGGATCCGGTAGTGGATCCCCTAAACACGGCCATACTTTTTTTCGCATTCCACTCTACTTGCTGAGATATCACTGGATATTTTTTGTATTCCGTAGGAAGAGTTACCGCGTCGCGCTGATATCTCGCTCTAGCCCAATCTTCGTATGTAGGAATTAATACGTCTGCAAATCCCTCCGATATTGAACAAGATAATATCGGCGAATATTTTGAATAATTATGAGAAACTAAATTATAAGAAGAAGAGCCGTAAAGATTTTCATAAGGTTCGGTACCATCGATTTTTAAAATCGGATAGTCTCTGCTGTTTATAAATACTTCTATGTCTGGTACGTCGCGTTCCGCGCATAATGTTGATAACATGTCTTTAATTACTAATACGTGATGTCCGTCGTAAAGTTTAGTAGGGTTATCGTATCGAAACATGGCATCATTAGCATACCATTTTTCGACGGGTAAAAACTTCGGAGCGGCGTAACCCATAATATTATTCGATTTATCTAATAATGCCTTTAAATCTGTATATTTTGTTTTATCGATTTGTATCAAATGCGACCATTCATTTCGATATTTAACGTTTGTGAAAGGTAAATATGTTTGAAGTTTACCATCTATTATACTAGCATACACAGCCTTTTTGAATTTATAAAATATATACGCAAAAGTATCGTGTACTGCTCTAGACGTTATATCGGAATATTTGGTATGATCGAACGCAAACGCATCGTCGAAGAATACGTTATTACTCGTGTCTATAGGGCGTAGTTTAACTTCTCGTCGAGAAATATTTTCATCGAACTGATTTTCGTCACCCGCAGTATACGTTTCTTGCATAAACGTTTTGTATCTTGGATTTGTACTATTTGCCATTTTATGCTCTTATGATCTTAATCTATATTATTATACTTCCTTTATCAGTTTTAAAATAAAATGGATAGAGAAGTATGCGTTCTTATATATTCGGAGTACAGTCAGGCGTCTCAAAGAATTATGAACTTTATTCAAAATTTACCGTACGATATAGCCGCAGTAACCGGAATGAGTTTACTCGCGGCTGACACACAAGAAATACGAGATAAATTATCAAAATTAAATATATTATCGGTGCCGTGTATATTTATTAGATATTTTAACGGTACGACAGCCGTGTATAACGACGAACTCGTATATTCTTTTATCGACGCGATAACACGATCGGTTTCGGATGTTAATGTGCAAAACGTTTTAGATAGTGCGGTGGAAAACATTACGGTTCAACCTCAAGAAAAACAGTTGGTAATACACGATAAAGACAAAGTTATGGCCGCGGCGGCCGCGATACAAAAATCTAGAGAATCCGCTGATAGCGATAAAAAACAGGTTCCCGGTGACATCGTTCAACGAATTCAGCCCGGTGCATCAACCGCATCATCAACCGCATCATCAACCGCATCATCAACCGATGAAAATAACTCGAAAAAGAAAAAGAGAACTCATCTGTCGTAATATAAAATAACTATGATTGATGCTACATTTAATAACGATTTAGATATTATAGATATAGAAGATTGTAATATTAAAAAAGTAGATGAACATTCTACTAATTTTAATCATATGTTATCCTATGTATTATACGGATTATCAAAGGAGAGACCGCCCGAACATCCGTATTGTCAAAAATGTGCGGATTTAAATATTACACTAAACGATATTAACGATACATTTATTTTAAACGCACCGACGCGAGACAAATTTTATCATCTCGCGTTATTAAATAAATCATACGTTAATATATCTAAAGATATTTTATTATCCAAACTAGATATTGTTAAAAAAGGCTATATATCATTATTTGACGACACCTTACCTTTTAGTTCTCACAACGTTCATATATGTAGATTTTTTTTCGAGTCCGCAACTAGAGTCGGAGAATTTCGCGACAAATTGTTAAATTATTGTACAACTTCGATACAGAATTTTACTAGAGAAGATAAACAACATTTAATAGATGTACTACCCAGATGCGACCTTAAAGAAACCGTTTTACGCGAACTTAGATTATTCGATCAATCATCGAAAACGTCTACCGAAGAAGTTTTGTATCATCAAGATACGCAATCTGCTCATTTAATGAACGTAGTTACGGCAGACGGAACGCCATTAGCCGATAAATCTTTTGAATTCGAGAAAGTCGTATCTGCGTTACCGGATGATATTAAGACAATGAAAGTCATAGAAGATATTCGTATTAATAATTCTACGCTTAATAATCTAAGATCAACATTCGTTCACGTAATCGAAGCTATTAATGATTTACCCAAATCCATCATACACGATGTTATGATTCGACTAAAGGAAGAATTACACGAAATGACCGGAACATGTGTAACAGGAATGAACGTTAGATTGGTTAACGTTCTTACAGGATATACAGATAGTATTCGATTAATGCTTCCGTTCGAATCGGAACTGAAAGGTGCAATTTATGCGCGATTTGACAAAAAATTAGAAGAGATGCCCGAATCGTTTAAAAATATGTACGTCGTTAATATGATTGACACTGAAAAAAATGTGGAATATGTAATATTTAAGGAACGAGTGAAAATAGAACTATATAACGAACTTAAAAAAGAGTATAAAACATGTCCTGGTTACGACGAATTGCTTTTTAATTCGTTATTTTCCGAGACGTACTGTCTTTTATAGCTTTTTAACGCAAAAGAATACATTCTTGTATCTTCCACACTACATATGGTGTGGAATACCCACTTTTTAAACGCCTTTTAACGAGACCGTTTCGTTAATATTATGAGTTCGCGTATTTCGGCATCGTCGCCGAAAAACTAGATATGCGATAAAACCACTAGAAATCAATATGCCACATAATAGTACGCATGATACTATTATGAGTGATTTGGATGATGGTGAGGGTGCATTTATAGTGTTAACCTTAAAGATTGGATTCGCAGTATGATTCGCAACATGATTCGTGCCACCTTTTGTCGACGTGGGCAATTCAGTGGTTACAGTACGTTTCTTACTTTCAACGGTCATGCTGCTGATGGTGGTTTTAGCGTTAGTAGTAGGCGTGCTGGTATCTTCCATACTCGTAACAGCGGTAGTTTCTACTGTTGTTGTCTCTGATGTTGTAGAAGGCATGCTTGTAGAAGGCATGCTTGTTGAAGGCATGCTTGTTTCCTCAACGCTTGTAACAGCGGTAGAAGAAGGCATGTCGGTATCTTCAATGCACGTTGTAATACATTTACTACTTTTTGTTGAAGGAAAAGTAGAATTACATGCTATACGCGCTGAAAACATTAAAGCGCACAACTGATATAGCATAATAAGCTTCATTGTAATACTTTTATTATTACAACATTTATTGTATATAATATTCAAATTCAGTTCACATTACGAGATCAAAACGCATCGGGTTTCAAAAGGTTGTCGATAATTTAAAGTCATTTTTTATCGAGTTTCGTAATTAACTTATCAATAATTTCCTCCATTTTATAAATCTTATCGAGATAATTTTGTTCGATGGTTATTAATTTTGTTACTAAAGTATCATGCGTTGGTGTATAACTTTGATTCGATATATTTTTAGGTTTAATAATTAAATTTCTTTTCATACGATCAATCTCTATGTCTATTAAATCGGCGTACGCGTTCATTTTAATACCGTTGATAGACTTCGAAATACAAATATAAACATTATTTCGAAAAAGCGTAGCGTTTACGCATAAAATATTTTCTTACAACGAACATTAAAATTACGACAATACATATTAATCCGGATACTTTTATCGATACGTTTAGCCAACTCGACGAAGGTTTATAATCGGGTTTGATATCCGGTTGCGGTTTGGGTGGATTAAGAATTTTATCGCGAACAGCGTTAGCTTTGTCCATTTCTTGTTTCGTAAACGAACAATTAAGACTGCTAGTATTATTTCGTATATCGATGTTACCTCGCGCGTGTGCGTTAATAATATTTTGACATACATTAGCTACACATTCTTGTTTTTGTTCAATATCTAACAACAAATTTGAGTTAGTTTCGCACGGTTTATACCAACATCGCGTGGATTCTAACGTTTGCGCGTCCATTCCATTTCGTAATGCTATAAAATCTGGTTGTTTTGCGCGATTTATACATTTACAATCATCGGTATCGTGCGTCAAACAATATTCTCTTTTAACGGAATCTCTCATATTATCAGACGATAATGAACTCATCCATTCTCTACATATAGATCCAAATTCGTCCGCCGCTTTTAATCTAGAACACGAATTTAAATCGCTAGGACAATTATTAGATGGTTTCGTACAAAACGATCTAATAGCGTGATTAAATTGGTCGGGAGGAAATAATCGTTTGAGGGCATTTATTTGGGAAAGGGTGTCTATGTTATTTAAATTGTAAACACATTTAAGATTCGGTGGCGTAACATCCCATGTTAATACAACTAACGGATCGCGCCCGTTACTACTAAGACCTATATATGCTTCAGATTTATCCGGTCTAAGACATACATTTTGAGGCAAACAACCCCATCCGCAACTGTGTTCGCCTACAATCATATCTTGAATACTTCCTGTATATCCGCACGGAACCGTACGATCTACACAATAAAATACGTTTGGTTCACACTCGTGACCCAAATAAGTACTAGAACGCGATACTTGCGTCTTAAATAACGTGACAACGTGTGATGACATTTTCTTCGAGCATTGTTTTAAACGGCTAATAGTATCTATAGGTGGCGCCGATGGTTTAGTGGTTAGCACACTTGACTGTCAACCTAGAGGTCCGGAGTTCGATTCCCGGCCAAGACAGAAAATTGGTCCGTTACTTTCTGTTTCACTGGCGCCCCCAGTCGACTTAGCTGGGAATGAGTACATCGGATTTCATCCGGTGGGAGTAAAGGCGGCGAGGGAGAGCACTGGCCACCGCCCTCATATGCCGAGGCCGAGAATCACGAAGGCGTTAACACTTCGTGCCCCGACGGCTTTATAGTAGCTATGGGAATCTTTACTTACTAATAGTATCTATACAATATATTGTATAGAATAAAATAAAAATTACGCCATAAAAATTCTCACCGTACCCAAAATTTTCGCATCGCATCTTATGCAAGAGTCCATTTGTTCAGCGCATATTTCACACGTTACTAAATGTTTACACGGCAGAAAAAGTGTTTGAACTTTTTCCGCATTACATTTTTTACATGTGAATAATTCGCGCAACTTTTCGTTTTCTAATTTAAGTTGCACTCGCGCGATAGATTCTGCCATATTTATCAATAAAATTTTATTCGAACGGCCACGGGTTAAAAAATCATTTTGTGCTACAAATTATAACATTCGTTTAATTTCGTAATGTTAAACAAACAGTGTTGATAAAAATGATTTTTTACTCTAAATATTACGGTAATTAACGTAACAAAGATGATTACTACATATATATTGTTAAGTATTGTAAGCGCGCTGGTTTGTGATCGTTCTGAAGCAACGATTCGAACTCTCGATCTTACAAATGTTCCCGAATCCGTAGTGTATTTAGGAGACGTTTTGCATTTACGGTGTCCCTGTCCGTTTAGGGGCAGAATTCACATTATGGAAATACGTAATCATAGTCGTCTTTTTAACACGACCGACTTGATTCTTCCGCCTTTGAACAATACCGACACTATTATGGGGCGATGTGTTTGTGTACTACCTCGTAGAAGACACAGTTTGCTTGTATGGAAATCGATCAAGGTTGTTGCTGAACCGCTAATTGCGTCAGTAAGTGACAACATCATGCAAGACAACCAAACCATAATGGCTTATTGTTCGTGTGGTAGTTGTAAAAATAAAACATTTTACACGAGCGTCATTTATGTTACAGACGGTGAAATAGATGTTATATTCAAACGTTACACCAATTTTACTACTTTAAACTCGTCAACTATCGAGTTGGCGTTGACAGAAAAACCACCATCTCATATGATCGTGGGCTGTTACAGTTTAGAGAGTAAACTTTTAGGTGGAAAGTTAGAAAGTAACATTTTGTCCGTTTCACCAACTACCGGAAGAATGACACCAAACGGACTCGTAAGTTTACGATCGGGTTCGAATTTAACAATTACGTGCACAAACGAAGACTTTTTTCCACAAACTTTGACTGCGGAAACGTTATCAATTCGTACCGAAAACGATTTACCTTTAACGAGTAATGTGGTGAACAATGTAACGATTAATGCCGTACTCGTTAACGTAAATACTGAAACATCTGGTGTCTACAAATGTGTAGGCAACAACGATCACTACTTGGATGTTTTAAAAATCGTTGTTCATTAACATCTTAAAAACTTGATGTGTTCAATCATCATTAAATAATAGGGTCATGAGCGATTAAAGCGCATTCCATAACACATATGTTATGGAAACTGTTATGAAATCTGTTATTAAATATTTTATGAATAAACGCTAACTCGTCATAAAATGATAGCGCTTCATCGAACTATATTAAATAAATTCGATTTGGAAACAGCCGAATTACGTAAATTGATTGAACGATTAAAACCGTACAAGTCGGTTTCGAATGTCATTTCGTTAAAAATAAACGAATTATCAAAAAAAATAAATGTAGAATGTGATAAGTCGATATTTATAGCAGAAACTTGCGGTTACATAAACGAATATATATCGTTATTACGTAACCCTATAATAATTAAAAAAAAATGTAATACCACGTCGAATAAATTAAAAATCGAACAACAATATTTAGATGTTGTGAAACGAACACTTATAAGAATGAAATGGTACGATATCGGCGATATACGTCAATTAAATGAAGACATGATGGAATGTCCTACGTGTGGAAATGCGGACAAAACAATGTACGAAACCGATGATGTTGGTAGACGTACGTGTTTAGAATGTTTCAGAGTTATATCAACGTTTGAAACTAGTAATGGCCATATGGATTTTAATAGAGCTACGGTTACGGGAAAATTTATATATAATCGCGTTCTTCATTTTCAAGATTGTATTAAACAGTTTCAAGGAAAACAAAATTGTAAGATTCCTCAAAATGTATACGATCATTTAAATAAATCGTTTGCGGCGTATAGATTATTAGAAGATTCGGACGATAAAAGAGTAAAATATTCGAAAATTACCAAACAACACGTATTAATGTTTTTAAAAGATTATCCCAAACAATACGAAAACGTTAACGTTATATTTATAACACTTACCGGTAAATCCGGTGAAGATATAGGACATTTAGAATCTAAACTAATCGAGGATTTTAAAGAATTGGTAACATTATACGATAGTCTTCATAGCAAAGATCGTCCGGAAGAATTAGATCGTAAAAACTTTTTAAACGTTCAATACATATTATTTCAGCTCCTTAGAAAGCACGGCTACGATTGTAAACCAGAAGATTTTTCAATGTTAAAAACGACAGAACGTAAACTATTTCACGACCAAGTTTGTTCAAATCTATTTAGTAAACTTGGTTGGAATTTTTCGAAAACATTTTAACGCGCGTACTTATTACATTATGTGTAAATTACTATACGAATATGATTTTAGATGTTAAATTATAAAATTAATTTTTAATGTACATTGTTACGATATTGCTGAGGCTTTTCTCCACAGAGAACTGCCGCGCGTGTGAAAATTAGCAAAGTAATTTGCGAGCACGCGCGGTTGAAAAGGCTTATAAGCAATTTTAATCACACACATTTACTTACATTTTCAAACACAATAAATTTTTAAAATCATGATTTCGTCATCATATTTAATGACGAAATATTTTACTAACATCGATTACTCAATTAACACTGATTTGTATATTTTGTAATAACTTGCTATTACCCCATACGTCTGTCGCCCACGATCCTGTATACGCTACGAGAGAATAATCCGTGGATGTATTCTCAAAAAAGTTTGTATGAGACGGTGCATTTATCATAACGGCCATTTCTGGTAACGGATTATGTTCCGATGTTTTATACAATTTATCAAATCCCATAGTTACTAGTCTATGATCTGCGATATATTCGATATATAATTCTAGCTTCTGCGGTGTCATGCCGAAAAATTCACTCGAATCGTATTTGTTAAAAACGAGTGTAATGAATTTTCGTTCGAGATCTACCACGTCTTTTATAATTTTATGCATTTTAGGCTGGAGTTGATTCGGTGTTAAATTATTTTCTACCATAAATATTTTAAGTACATCGATCATTCCGTCTACGTGTTGAGTTTCATCGACCATAGACCACGTAACCAGTTGACCCATACTTTTTAACAAACCGTTTAATGGAAATAATAATAACATCGTAAACGAACTAAATAACTGAATTCCTTCTACACCACCGGAAAATAATCCTATGCTTAACGCGATGTGTTCTTTATCCGCTAACGTAAGATTTTTTTTATTTATAAGATGACTCGTTTCTAAATAGTAGTTTAGATATTCGTGTTTGTCTTTCATTTCTTTGTAATTGAGAAACTCGGCATAAATAGTTTCTGGCATTTGCAACGATTCCATTAAATAAGAATACGTCGCGATATGTGTTGGCTCTCTCGCCGCGAACGATCCCATCATCATAGTAGCTTCCGGAAGATTACCTAATAATGGTAGATAGCTTTTATAATACGCACCCGCGATATCTACATCGCCCTGCGTAAAGAACCTAAAAATATTTGTAAGAAAGTCTTTTTGAGCGGGCGATAATTTGGTTTCCCAATCAATAATGTCCGATGTCATTGGTACCTCGTGGTACATCCAATGACTCGTTTCGTGAACTTCCCATCTTTTAAATAATCGTTCGTAAGTATAAGGTTTGTAATAAGTTCTTCCGGAAAGCAACGTTTCAGTCATATTTTAAATTATACATTATCCATTTAAGGAAAACTTATCATATTTTGAAAATATTCGAAAAATCCTTTCTCGTTAAATCTCGTGGTTTTTCGAAACAATATATTAGATTTCTACAAAATAAAAATTGAAAAAAATATTGTTTTAAACAGATTCTTTTGTAATATACAACTAATGAAGGTTACAATTGAAGGCGAGTTTGACGTAATAATTTTCTGTATGGACTATATCTCTGCGTTATTATCATATAGCGAAGACCTTGAAAATGTCTTCGATCTGAATTAGAAGATATAGACATATATTCTATTGTTCCCACGTTTCTCAAAGACGAAACGCGGGGTAAAAAAAATTATTATTTGAATAAAAGTTGGTGCAAGAAAAATCAAGACATAACAAGCGCGTGTCAAGACGGATCCATCGTGTTTATTTCAACAGAAGATGAAGATCGATTAAATTTGTCCGCGATAACGGATGTTTTAAAAGTATTAAATGAATGCTCTTACCCATCACATTTTTTTATTTCATCGATTTCTTCCGACGAAATAAACGAAAAAAAAATTTTAACGGTTTATTTATCTAGCGACTGTGGCGCGATGATATGACCAGAATTCGGATGGGTTCAGTAAGCTGGTGGTAGGCGACGAGTACGCCGCTTCGTTAATTTCCTTACCAAATTTGGTACGGAAATTAATTTATGCTCTAGAAACCTAATATATTGTTTGTGTTATCGGGTTTTTTTAAAATAAAAATTGAAAAAAATATTGTTTAAAACATGTTTTACGAGATAAAACTATGAAAATTACAATCGACGGTGAGTTTGATGTAATGATTTTTAACACGGGATATACATCGCGTTTATGCGATGATAGTATGAAAGAACATCTTCAGTCTGAATTAAACGATATAGATTCTATCATTCCCGTCTTTATTAAAGACGAAATATGGGGTGACGGAAATTATTATCTCGATAAAAGTTGGTGTGAGAAAAATGAAGCCATAACGAATGCGTGTGAAGATGGGTCAATCGTGTTCGTTGCAACAGAAGGTCGATTGAATTTCTCGCTTGCTACGATTATTTTGGGAGTCTTAGATGAATGCTGTTACGCATCACTTTTTTCGATTATGTCTATTTCTTTCGAAGAAATAAACGAAAAGAAAATTCTTACTCTTGACATAGATTCCGAATCGGGTTAGTTTAAACTAACCCGAAACCATAAAACTATTATCAATTAAAATGTACCAATGTTATATCTGTCTTGAAAACCAGCCAGAGTACGTAACTTGCGATACATGTTCGCTTAGTAGTTGTACAAAATGTACAAAATTAAACAATGACAAATGCTGTCATTGTTTAAGAATATTCGACGAATGTGAACGCGAAGTTGCTCGACAGATAATGTTACTCGATTCTACCCGAAAAGAACTGATTGTTACATCGTCTAATACGAACTCGCCGTACAAACAATGTCCGGTTTGTACCGTGTATATAGAAAAAGCTCAAACCGGATGTTCACAAATATATTGTACGGTGTGTAAATCTGTGTGGTTATGGGATACATTAGATATCGTAAATAATCCTGCTGAAATACACAATCCGATATATTACGAAAAAAATATCGAATATAAAGCTCCTAGTTATTTACATCCCGTAGTTCAGCGTGTGATATGTAAATGTATGAAATCTTTATATCAAGAAGAAGCAAAATATGCGTCCGATACGTTTTTAAATAGAATAATGTGTATAACCGATATAATATCTTTTAACCAATTTAAAGAAAGAGCAAAAGAGAGATATAATATTTACACGAAACACGCACGATTACGCAAAGTATTGGAGTCGCCTATAATAAACCAAACAAGTGTATCGAGCATCGACGCGTCTTATTCTATAATATTCGACGCGTTAAAATTACCATATGTATAATCATTTCAAACTTTTAACTTAAACACAGTTAAAACTTAAATTAAAATGTATTATGTAACCATATTAGAACTGAATTATAATTATTGTTCAACATCTCGAACAACTATTATTAAATTGCTGAACGCCGCATTTCCGAATATCGTGATAAATTTACTCGACATCGAACCTACAAACCATGTGGATGAATCGTGTATTGTAGAATTCGTTTACGCGGAACCTTGCGATTTATCCGCTTTAATAAAGAAGATTTCGTTTATTACCGCTGTCAATATTGTGGCGTCGTATTGTAGTGAAAGCGCTATTACTAAAATCATTTAAAACTTTTAGCATTTTGAAAATCTATACCAAATTTGGTATAGATAAGGTGGTACGCTTCTTACGAAGTACATATGGTAATTTTGGAATCGGATACCGTTAGTAATCGCGCGTCTTTAAGTTTATTCGTATTTGCGTCGTCGATAATCATTTTAACTATTTCTTTCATACTAAGATTGCGAATTTCTCCGTTCATTTTTCCACACATCAACGAATTAATTAAATTTCGCTTATCTATATGTTTATCGTATAATCCGTTTTCTATTCCGGTTTGTGATGTGAATAGATATACCTTAACTTCTTCGGTTTGACCTCTACGCATCACTCGTGCTATAGCTTGCGCTACTTTTGCATCGTTCCACCACACGTCTGCCAATAGTACGATGTGAGATTTTTGTAAGTTTAAGCCTTCTGATCCGATGTTATACGTCAATAATAAAATACCGTTAGTTGTTTCCTCAAAGTTTGAAATTGTACTCGTACGAGCACAACTCGAGTCTTTTGAGTTTAGCACAAATACCGGTCGACGCGTATCTTCGAACACGTAATGTTTAATTACATTTAGATTTAATCTGAAACAAGTAAATATTATACATCTTTCGGTGGTGTGTTTGTTAACAGTATCTATAATACGCAATATTCTAGACGATTTAGACGCAACGGGATCGTTCAACCAATGATTTAAATTGAGATTCTGAATTGAGCGTACAAACTGTGTAGACAACTCGGTTATTTTGTAGTTTAACATTATATTCGCGTACGGAATTAAAGGACATACCAAAAACTGTCTCATGTACATTATCATTGTTAATACATCGGCATGCAGCGTTCTAACTAAATTAGCATTATGCCGATTTAACGCAATTGCCTTTGTTAAATTTACAACTACATTTTTTAACGTTGCGTAAATACTTATTTCTTCCTGAGTAAGATCGTGAGATATTATACATTCGGAACATTTTGGAAGTTCGAAATCTACTCGTGTTCTTACGATCATCGTACTGTTGAGACCGGGATACTCATCGCTTTTAATATATCTCTCAACGTCCGGTTTGCAATTGGGAAACGTCGTATCGCCTATCATACAGTAATAGCCCAAAATGCGTTCTATCTTTGGTTCTGTTACGGGCGTTCCCGATGTTCCGAATCTATATTTCGAATATACAGCAGAAATGGCTGCGCATCGAGAAGATTCTATATTGGAAAACTGTTGAATTTCGTCTATAATCATACATTTCCATGTAATATAATAAACGAACGAATTTGCATTTATGTTGGTTTGAATTGATCGAAGAAATGGCCTTCTCGGAAGCAGATATCTTTTAACACCGACTGGAAATATACCACCTCTGTCTTCGAAAGTCATTTCAACGAATTTCGAATCTATCATAGATTCTTTGTATATTTTCGTTAATACTTCCGGAGTAGTAATAACGATGTCAGTTCCCGCGTCTGGAATATAAGAATCGAATTCGGTTTGAGTCATGTAATCTTTATGAAATACATCGTACTTTAACGATTTGTCAAAGAATTTTTCAATCTCTGCCACCCAGTTTCCTAAAAGTGTTTTCGAACAAACTATTAATGCCGGCATGGAATCGTGTATCAGTGTTGTTATATATAAAGACATGAGTGTTTTACCGCTCCCCATCGGGACACAAATACATCCTCTTTTTTTTCGCATACATTCGGATACTATATCTTTCTGGAATGTAGTGAGCATCGTCGGTTTTATAAATGTGTTTAAAACGCGTCATTCTTAAATCATGTTTAATAGTACTTTTCAATTCCATTAAACATAAATTTAATGTTTATCTTCATGATCCATTATCGATTTCCAGTCGACCACGCAATCTATTGCACCAGTACCCGCGCGCACTTGTCTGCCCGCTACTATACACGCGGATACTCCAGATAAAGTATCTATTTCCGCATTGTGAGCGGCATTAGTTAAAATATCTACGGTCTGTTCGAAAGTAGCTTTACTTAACGGGCCCACGGCGTTTTGTTTCATAGTATATCTCGTGATCGATGCCGGTTTGCCAGTATACGTCATTTTATCTACTAATAATCGAAGATGACAATCGTTTATGTCGGAAATGCATCGTTTAATATCTGCCAAGAGCATACGTTTCGTGGCCATAATTCCGAGACAATCATAAACAGCCCATATATCATTAGTGTATAATCGTTTAATATCGACTAATGGATGGCATAATACTTTTTTGAAATTACTACCTTCCGTTACGATGTAAAATTCGTTTGTATCGTCTTTATCCAAGTGCATGGCTTTAATACCGTCTATACCGCAAACGTACGATTCCATAACTTGTTTAAACGTTATATTTTTAGTTTTAAAATTATTCGTTATCATCGATGATTCGCTACTATCGTCTGTACATTTACGTGTTTTTTGCTTCTGAGGATGTATCGATATAGATATCGACAATGGGCCAGTTATTTCTGTAGTTAATATCGGTTCGAATGTTGACTCTAATGCTGAACATATATCGTCAGGCGATAAGCGTATCGAATATATCGTAGATTTTCGTAATTTAATACTCCACGTTTGTGGATTCGTATTTTCCACTTTAGCGGCTACGTCGTCCAACGTTAATCCTACTATACTACATCCAACGGCTTCTCTTACTTGTTCCGGTGTATCATATTTTTGTTTAAAGTATATCGTCATCATAGGCGTATGAAGAGTTTTTGTCATTTTAAGAATTTCTTCGAATCGTTCGACACCGTTATATTGCAACTTACCAGCCGTGTGAAACGTATTTAACGTAGATTGGGTTTGCTTTTCTCCTATACTTTGTGCTCCTATAATTCCTACACTTTCTCCAGGTGCTATTAACGATGTTCCGTACGATTGAATTATTGCACGCGCGAGGTCATCGTATTTATCATTAGCAATACATACGGATTCGAGTTCTCTACGTAACAACATGTCTTGTTTAGACCATATCGATTCGTATATTTCGGTAGGTAAATATCGTTTAGAACTACATGGTTCGCATTTACTTATTATATTTTCGATTTCAGATTGAGTGAGTGTTCGCAGCGAATCGGACGATGAGTGATTTAAACGAGTTACAAGTCTATTAAATTCGATTGGGTAAATCTCATTATTTTTATGACTTACGAGAGACGGTTCGTATCCCGTATTTCCGTACATGAATTGATGAATTCCACATTTCGCATCTCGAACGGTTCCATCGTATGCAACTCTTAAATCTTCACAAATTTTGATAAACGATCGTTGAATATAACCCGAACGAGCAGTTTCCATAGCAGTATTTATCATGCCTTCGCGACCCGTCATCGCGTGAAACCACATTTCTTTAGGATTTAACCCCCCGATAAAGCTAGATTGAACGAAACCTCTACTCTCATATTTTTGATCGTTATCTGTTATAACGTGCGGATAGTGTATCATAGTTCTACTTCTATTCGTCAGAGTAGGACACGGTCTAGCGTTATGTAAATTCTGTTGTCCCAACAATCCGGTGGTTTGTGCGATGTTAAAAAAATCTCCTTTACTTCCAGATAACACGGTATCTTTAATTTTATTATCGACAGAAAGCGCGTCCGTTGCAATTTTCAATCCTATATCTTTAGCTTTATTTAGCGTCATACTTATTTTAGCTTCTCTAACCGACGACGACGAAACGGTACTCGCGGCAACTGTTGCTTCGATGAAATATTTTTGTACAGTATCTTTGATATCGTTTATATTACGATGGTTTGTAATAAGACAATCGTCGATTCCTATACTAAACGGATTTAATTCTAACCAGGCGTGTGTTAAATAATGAATGTTATCGATAAATTCCGCTGCTACTTCTTTGCCGTAATCGAGATGAAGTAGACGTATAATAGAGTACGAAGTGGTACCCAGTGACGTTTTATCGAAATGTCCTTCGACGATTTTACCATTACATATACGCAATTTAGGACACGTTGCATTAAAATCGGATGGAAATAAATACGTGAATAAATCTTTTGCGGTCGAATGCGCGTATGATGGATATAATTGGTATTTATTCGTTCTAAAAAGACATTGCATAAAATCGGATCGTGTCATATGTATATTTTTAGACGTCATAAGATATGCAGCTAATAGCGAATCTTGAACTATACATTGTTCCGGTTTATCGGTTTGCGCGGATAACATATGATCTTTAACGCTTATAATATTTTCTAACTCGACTATAGATCCCTGAGATTCGCAACAAAATATATTTCCCTCATCCCCATCAAAATCGGCGTTTAATCCTTTAGTAATTGCCAAATTAAACCTAATGGTTTTACCGGGTTTAACGATGGCTTTCATTCCAAGTATACTATTGCGATGAAGTGTCGGTTGTCTGTTGAGAAATACTCGGTCGCCATCGCGTATGTATCTTTCTACTTTATCTCCTATGTTTAATGTTAATGGTCTAATTGACGGAATAACCGCAGGTTCTGTTGTACCATTTGGATGTTTAATGATGTCGTCTGATAATAAACGCATCTTACAATTAACAACGGGAATTTCGCCCACGTTTTTTCGAATAATGGTATCGGTGTGGTTTAATTTTGTACCTTTAATAATTCTAGCATGATATACGTTTACTTTTATACCGTTTTCTTTAATAATAGTCGATGCTAACCCGTTATTAACGCATTTTGTAAGTTTATCGATTGTAAGAGGAGTTACGTATTCTGGAATAGTAAGCGTGTTTGCGATATCCTCCGGTAATATCACCTGATCTAATTTTAGTGTTGGGTCCGGACCTATAACTGTTCTGGCTGTTCTATCGCATCGTTTTCCCGTAAGATTTTGACGCATCATGGCTCGTTTTCCATTTATTCTGTCAGCGATACCCGTGAGAGGTCTGTGGTTGGTCGTATGGGTGGATCTACCTCTACTGTTATTACAATACGAAACAGTTCGTATTTTTATAGTTTCTACTGCTTTTGCGTACGCTATTGGATCATCAGTAGGCGGATGATCACCTATATATATATTAGCTTTGATGATATCTACCAACATCAATGTAAGATCGTCGTCGCTAACCGTATCGCCGGCGTTCATCTTAGGTCTACAACACGTTGGAACGACTGGAAATTTAGTTAAAACATAATTTCTCGGATGAACCATAGATTCGTCCATACGGAGAAGCTGTGCATCCTCTGATGTAACCGAATCGAATATTCTTTTAACTAGTTGAGGGTGGATAATATTAACGGTAGTAGTTTTTGTAGTTTTATTTTTAATCGTTGTAGTTATAGTTAAATCTGTAGCTACGAATTTTATATCCGATATCGGATAGTTACACCATCGACATACTGTTTGTGTGTGAAGATAATTTATAGCGCCGTTCACGGTTGATATATATACGGGTGGCTCGGCTGTAACTCTATAACATTGCATACATATACATTTTAAAAGTGCCACCACCTGTTTATGAAAAAGAATTACAGGAACGTTAAGTTCGATCATTCCAAAATGACCACAGCACTCCCACACATCCCTTCCACAAGTTACGCAAATTTCGCCGTTTTGCACAGCGCCCATACGGGGATCGTAAACCGTACCATAATCCGCGGTAAGAGATGGTTTATTTATTATACACACCGCCATTTGCGCAATATCCGCGTCCGATAAAATACCGAATTGAACAGAATTAACTTCCATGATTAACAGATTAAAATTAATATTATATTATTAAAGTCACATTTAATAATCTACTTTAAATCTAAAGTAGATGATATGGTTAGATTTAATGCTTTGTATGAACATTGATCCACGACTTTAAGAGCTTTGCAGCTTCTTCGTTACCACTCGATATTGCATCTACTAACGCGTCGGTATATTTTGTACAACCTCCAGCGTATTTGTCTAATAATTTCATAGTTTCTAAATTTCGTGATCTGATGGCGTATGATGCTGCCGTGGTATAATTTGTTGCACCCCATTCGATTAGTAATTTACTCGCTTCCGTTTGTCCTGCCTGAGCCGCGTATTTGAGTGCAGAATCGTAATCTTTAGCTCCCCAGTATTTTAGTAGCTCCATCGCTGTTAATTGACCATATGTCGAAGCTTTTACTAACGCGCGATCGTATTCTTCGGCTCCCCATTCTTTTAACAAACTCATTGCCACCACACTACTATTTTCAGTCGCATAACTCAACGCGCTATTAAAGTCCGTAGCACCAAATTCCTTTAATAATTTCATAATGTCTACTTTTCCACTGCTAGCCGCGCCAATTAGCGCATAATTATAATTGGTAGCACCGTGTTCTTTAAGAAGTTTAAGTTCGTCGATACGCCCGGTTTTAGCCGCACGATGAAACAATTCGTTAAGATAATTAGTACCTAGAGATTTAAAAAAATTATTACGATATTTATCGGTCAATTGTGAAATAGTTGAAAGTTTTGATTCTAAAGTAGTCATTGAGATTTTTATTTCGTAATCTAATCAGGTAATAAAGATTAAATTACATACAATATTTTACACGAGATGTTTATCAGTATTGCAATTGGGCCACTCGTCGGGATTGTCTGCTATAATTCTATCTATCAAAATCTTGATAGTTTCTTTTTGTTTTTTGTATTTTCGTTGAAGATTTTGAACATTTTGAACCAAAATAGGAATTAAGTCCATATATTGTACTGTTTTCGGAAGTCCGTTCGTATCGTACACTACAAGTTCTGGAAGTACTTGTTCTACGTCTTCGGCGATTAAACCAACCGATACAAGAGATTGACCGATATAGTTGAAATTAACGACATTTAATTCACTTATATCGTACTGCTTAGCGGGTACGATATTTTCTTTGTATCGTTTTGAAGATACGATAGTTCCTAATTGACCGTCGACGTTTACAACCGCGGGTGTCGCATTAACGACCACGCTACCATCTATGCCTTGAATGTAACACGATGTTTGGTTTCCCACAGTTCCGATTCGAATAGTAGAATTTTCTGCGGATACACCCGTGTTACCGAGTAAAATGTTGAACGATTCGTTTGTCGTATAATTCATACCAGAATCTTTACCCACAACGGTATTAAAATTACCAGATACAATATTTTGTAAAGCATTTGATCCTACCGCCGTATTATTCGATCCTACTGTATTCGACGTTGCAGAGTTGGTTCCAATAGCCGTGTTATCTGTACCAGTTGTTACGCTATGAATAGAAGACGCGCCAAAACCAGAATTTGAGGTTCCTGTTACATTAGTAGCATTCGAACCGAAAAAAGTATTAGGCCCAGTAGGTGCCAATAACAATGTTCCGGTTTCAGATGGGAATGAAAATATATTATTTCCTTGAACTAATTGAGCACTATTTGAAAATTTTAAGCTCGTAGCGATAGTTTTGGATCCAGTTATAGTTTGACTGCTAGATAAGTCTACAAACTGCGACACGTCCGGAGCCGGACCAGTTGCGCCTGTAGGTCCAATATCTCCCTTTGCGCCGGTTGCGCCTGTTGGTCCGACATCTCCCGTTGCGCCGGTTGCGCCTGTAGGTCCAATATCTCCCTTTGCGCCGGTTGCGCCTGTTGGTCCGACATCTCCCGTTGCGCCGGTTGC